CCGCTGTAACCGATCCCCGGAGTTATTCCAGCAAAGAAAAAAGTATCGGGGGTAAAAGGGTTAGTGACCGAATAACCACCCCAACCGAAAACGGGTCCGGGTTGCACATAGGAACCTCCCCATCCGTAATTATGTACGGCTCCGTTCTCTTGTGTGGTTGCTGTTCTCATTCTTAAACATAGAGAAGAGTTATTGGCTCCGGTTACTGATGCCCGGACTACGAGACGGTAGTTCGTAAACAGAGAAGAAAAAACGCCGTTCACGTCTAGGGGGGCTCCTGTGGTTACTCCCGTGAATCCCGCGGAGGCGATTTTAATTAGACCTATTTTGTCGTTTACTGCTTGCGCTAAGTCTTGGATATTGGACGCGCCATTGGCGACCGGTTCCGTCGATAGCGGGTAAGGAAAGCCGTAGTTACTGTTCACCGTCATAAAAAGCCCTTTCTAGAGACTCGTATAGAGTAAGTCATCCCAAGTGACCGTGTCGGGAGGATCGTTCACAATGTCATCCCACTTAAGGGTCGGAGTTACCTCTGCCCAAGTTTGAGTTAATAAAGAATAGTCCGCGTTTGACGCGGTGATTTCGATTCTCCATTGACTGCGGGTGAGAGTGTGCCGCGTCTGCTCTACGAAGGCGTAATCGTCGAAGCCTTCCTCGTTTATGCCTGTTAGGTCGAGATAGGCGTCGGGGATAAGTTTCTCCGCCAGATCGACCGAGGACATTCCCAATAGTTCCGCCGTTGTAGTGAAAGTAACGATGGGATATCCGGCGGGGGCGTGGGCTCCTAGATACCAAGTCGCGAGGGTGACCGCGTCGGGCGGGTCAATTATTTGAGTGTTTATCTCGACGAACCTTGTCCCGATTTTCGCGATTGAGGTCGGGTTGTTCTTTGAGTATGTTCCTCCGGCGTAGGGGGGAAAGCCTGAATAGTTGACCGTGACAGAGTTCGCCACGTCCTCGACGCTTCGGTCTAGTGAATAGTTGAGGAACACGTCCGACGAGCCAATGACAATAGGGACGTATGCGCTCGCCTTGGGTCGGGAGTTTATGACGAGTTTCCCTTGGTTGGGATCTACAAACATAAAGACGGACGGGGCGTTGTTAATAATCGGGGAAAGAAAGGTCAAGGGGTTTTGGTACTCGACTGTCGTTCCGCTGTATATGTCTACCTGCGCCCTGCTAACGATTGAGGAGGTAAGTTTGCCCGCGCCGATTGAGTCTTGAATCGTGCCGGCGACAAGGAAGATAAACGTATCCGCGGTAGGTCCGATAGCGGTCTGTGGGAGTGCCCCCGATGATTGGTAAATAAGATCGGCAACCATTGTAAACGTGATTTCGTAGGCGTCGGAGGAGTTGTCGGTGACGTTGCCTTGGAAAAGCTTTTTCCGTGGGGAGGTGCTGCCTTCGTCTCTAACTTGGATAGTGACTAGGGAGCCAAAAGAGAACGCGGTCCTCGAGTATCCCGCCGCTTCGACAAGTGCGAAGAGGTCGGACTTTAGGAAAGTTACGGAGGCGTAGCATTGACCGATGACGGAGGACAGGTCGGATCTCCCGTTTGTGACTTGGATCGGCTGCGAGACCGCGGACGAGAGGTTGATCCCTGCTCCGGTCTCCCATTGGACTAGTACGTCGTAGCGGTCCACTAGAACCCGACTCGCGCGGTCTGTCCCGAAAGGATCTTCTCGATCTGGCGGGCGGTACTGATTGGGTCGATAGCCCCTTGGATAATGATCGTAGTCCCGCCTGTGGAGCCATTGAGACGGTCTAGGGGGATGACTGCTTCGTCTTGCCCGCCTTCACCAATGAGGGCGAGAGTTCCCCCGCTAGACGCCTTTACAATGCCGCCATTAGCGAGGGCGGGGATTCCGCCGCCAGAGAGAACGAAGTCGACGTCTACGCCGAAGTTCTTTTGCAGGTTTGCGAGTTGCTTCGGGGTGAGTTTCTTCGACTTGAGTTTAAGTTGGTACTTAGAAATAACCGACTCGATACCGGCGATGAGTCCTTGGGCGGCGGTGATTCCTGCGGTCCTAAATTGCACCGCGGCATTATTTCCAACATTTTGTCCGAGGGTCGTGACCTCTGCGGAAAGCGCGTTCGCCTGCGTAATCGCGGCGGCTCCCCCGTTTAGAAGTTCGGTCGCGATTGCTGTTCCTGCCTCTTGACCGGCTGCGAGAACTTGTGACAAGGCGGACTCGTTAAGTCCCGCCGCTATAAGGCGGTTAACTAGGACGGCGTAGTCGCGAACCTTTGCGACTTGTGCCTCTAAAGCCTTGAGGAATGTCGTCCCCGTTTCTTCGGCTGCTTTCTTTGCGTCCGCAAAAGAAAAAGCGTTAGTGATGGAATCGGATACGGCGGAAGAGAAGTCCGCGAAACTCTTTTGCGCTTGCGTAAGCGCGTCCCGAGCCGCGTCTAGAGCGTCCTTAAAGTCTCCCCGAATTGAGTCTCGGATCTGCTTTATCTTTTGCTTTAGATCGTCCGCGCGTCGCTTTGCTTCGGCGGAGGCTTTCTCGGCTGCTTCCTCGGCTGCGGCGTCCGCTTGGCGTTTCTGGTCTGCTGCTCTTGCCGCTGCGTCGATTTGGTTTTTTAAGAACCCCGTCTCCTCGCCTGCCTCTTGGGTCGCGTCGCCGTAGGCGCTCACTCCAGAGGTGGCGGACTTGTACTTCACGACGAGCGTCGCAAGGACCGCCGCGCCTGCGATAGCCGAGGCGATACCGACAACGGTCGACACTTGTACGGCGGTAAAGGAAATAGCGAGAGCCGTGTTAAAAGCGGTAGTGACTGCCGCTATCGCGTTATAGACAACGAAAGCAACTTTCGCGGCAATTAAAGCACCGGCGAAAACGCCGATACTCGCGGCAACTATCGCGATGAGTGTTCCGTTTCGTTCAACTACTTTCGCGAAGTCGACAAGAATCGGAGTTATCTTCGCCACGATTGGGAGGAGGGCTTTCCCGATTGCCTCTTGTGCTTCGTCGATAGCGATACTGAACTTACGGAAGCCACCGGCGGCGGTGTTTGCGGACTCTTCTCCCGCGCCTTTGTAGTTCTTTTCGAGCACCTCGAGGACTTCGGAGAACGTCGCCCCCTCGCGGATAAGGACTTTAAGTTCGGGAGACAACGACGCCAGAGCGCGAGTATTTCCCGCGAAGCCTTTTGACAATGCGTCCGAGGTTTGTTGCAGATCGAGACCCGCCCCCGCGGATACGTCGAGGGCGACCTTAAGGAGACGTTGGGCGGTCCCGAGGTCCTTTGTACCCGTGACAAGTGAGGACAACGCCGGACGGAGAGCGTCATCCGCCACCGCCGCGGACATGGAGAGGGAGGAAATAAGTTCCTCCGAGGCGGCGATTTGTGCATCCGTTGAACCCGTCGTCCTTCGGATCTGCCCCGCGAGTTTTGTTTGTGCTTCGGCGTCTGCCGCTGCTGCTTTCGCTGCTGCTAATCCTGCAACCGCTAACCCTGTTAAAGCCGCCGCCGCGGGGACCGCCGCCTTGTTAATCGCGAACCCTGCTTTCTGCGAAACAGTTTGTAGCGACTTAAGTTCCTTAGCGGCTGCCGCGGTTCCCTTGTCTATGAACTGGGAAACGATTGGTAGAAAAATGCCAGTAGCCATGAGACTCTCCTAGTACCACTCGGACGGCGCGTCCGGCTTGGTGATATCGAAGCGATACCCGCGGATAGCGGACTTTACTTCGGGCGTGTTGGGTACGAGTTTGCGATTAACACTCGAGGCGACCTTGTCCAGAGCGACGAGGATTTCCTCGCCGGCGAGGGCGGAGATTTCCTTGCGGGCTTTCCAGAGTCCGCGCTGTGCTTTCGCGTGTTCGGCGTTTAGTTTGTTTATGAAGGCGACGGACTGGGCGCGGGTGTATGGGCGACCTAGGCGGTCCTTGCCTTTGACCGAGAACTTTCCTTGTTCCATTCCTGCGAGCGAGAACAACGCTCCGCCCGCGTTCTTTTGGACGATGGTCACGATCGGGAAACGGTCCGCCCCTTTGGGGGTTCTTCCTCCGACGAGGACTTGGACGCCTTGGGCGACCTTGGCTCCGTCGTATCCGACGCGACCGCCTCGAGACCATCCTTTGAGTTTGACCGTCGCGGGGTATTGCGCGCGGGCAGGGGCGAGGAGGTTTGTCGCTGCGGCTTTGACTTGCTGCGTCGCTTGACGTCGAGCCTTCGGGGACACTTCGCGGAGTTCCGCTAGTGCTTCGCGTATGCCGTAGATATCGAGGTTAGTGTCGAAACTCACGCGCGCCCCTTCCGTCGTGCTTCGTCGTTCTTGCTTTTTATATGCGCCAGAGTGACGAGCATTTTCTGATCTTTCCAGAGTTCCGAGGGAGGTATCCCCGTCTCGAAAGCAACAGACGCGACTAGTCGTCCAATGCTTCCGACGGGGAAGGGGAGTTTGGGTCCGCGTTCTCGTCTGTCTCTCCGTCATCCGTTGACCGGTTGACAATTTCACAGACCTTGAGAGAACGAGCCCACTTATCGAAAGTGGCGGAGATTTCGCCTTGGTCCGTTAGTTCTCGCCACGCTAGGAACATATAGTCGTCCATTCCGAAGCCGCGTTGCCCAAGTTGGGACAGGCGAAGCTTTTGGTGGAGTTCCCATTGGCGAACGGTCCAAGGCGAGGTCTCAACCTCGCGGGAGCCGTTTCCGTCATCGACACGAATCACGAACACGGTTCCGCCTTATGCCGGTGTAAAGGTAGGAGTGCCGTCGACTGGGAAGGTGAGATCCATTTCCAACGCGGAATCGGCAGAGCCACCCGCGGAAGGATAGACGGGGATCACGTTGCCGGTGATGGTCATACCGCTATCGATTACTAACTCGAAAGGAATCGCGGTTCCTGCGGTCGCTGCAACGACAAGAGCCTCGGAAAATGAGGTCGCTTCGTTCCAGTCTTGGAAGGCGCGGACATTGAGTTCCCAAGTTGTAGGAAGTTGGATCGTAGTCGGACCGGTGAGGGTCTGGTATGTCTCCGAGTTGTTAGAGGGGACGAGGGTCACTTCTGCTGTTTGCGCGGAGTACGAGTCCGAGTCAATTTCGAGTGTGAGTTGACGTCCGGTGAGGATTGTTGCCATGGGTTTATCTCCTAATAGTGAGTTGGACTGTGAGTCGGTAGGCGGGGAGGTCCTGCTGTCCGATGGTGTAGATCTGGGGATCTCCGTCGAGAGTTGTGACATTCTCGACAATGAGGTCCGCCATATCCAACGCCGCGCGAACGGCGTCGAGGTTTGCCGGTGGTGGTGCTACGCATACGACCGGAAACGTCAGTCGGACTATCTGTCCGTTAATGTCTGCGATCGAGGGCGGGTCCACGATGACGGCGGGAGGGCGTAGGTTTCGCGGGTCGTGAGTGACCTGTAACCCGAGCCCCGAAAGTTGATCGACTAGAGCGTCGTAGGCTTCGGTTAAGAAACTCACGCGATCCTCGGTTTATTAACTCCGAGGAGGCGTTGAATCTGTCCAAGTCCTCCGCCAATGTTGACCGAGGTCGGGAACTCTGCAAAAGACGCGAAGGATTCCACGGAGCCGCGCTCGCGGTAAAGCGAAGCGCAATAAAGGACCGTTCCCATTTTGACGGATGAACTAGGAACGGCGTTCGGCAGATCGGAATATCCAGAGATTCTCCGTCGGTCGAAGCACCATTCGTTCCCCGCCTCGATTGAGACGGCGAGGAAGTCCTCGTCGAGTTGGGTAGCGGGTTCTATACCGAGGTAGCCGAGTACGTCGTTATCGTCTGCCCAAGAGACGCGGACGTCTACTAGACCGGTGACAACGGCGGCGGCTGCGGTGTGGTTCCCTTGTGTCCATGAGATCGTCTTGGCGGTTGTGTTAAGGGTTCCGATGGCGTGATTACCGTCGTACTCTTGACCAATTCCCGCGACGCGGATTTGATACCCGACCTCTAGACCGTCGACGTCGGAGAGGGTTAGAACGTGGACGCCTGCCGTAGCGACGGCGTTCGTCACTCGCTTTTGTAGTGCCACGGTCTAATCCTTCTCCTCTGTCTTGTCTGTTTTGCTTACGCTGCTACGAACTTAACGAAAGCCTCGGGGGCGATCACGAGACTTGCGTAGTACCCGCGTACCGCGAGACGTACTGAAGCGTTTGCAGGCTGTTCCACGCGGACGGTTCCCTTTTGGTTTTCGTACAGTTCAATTCCCATTGGGTTACCGACGATGAGGGTCGAAGCGGCGAAACGGTTAGAAACGACGACGCGGAGTCCGAGTCCCTGAACCTCGAAAGAGGAAGGGGTCATCGTGCCGGCTGCGTTGGATGGTCCGACCTGTGTGAAGAGGCGGTCTCCGTTTGCTTTCTTTGCCTTGCCGAGTGTCGCCCAACTATCGGTCGAGACGAAGATATGGGTAGGCAGTTCGTCGACTTCGTTGTCGATCGTGGCGGCTGCGTCGAAGAGAGCGTCGAGAAGTTCGTCACCGTCTGCGAAGTCTGTGATTTCGATTTCTTCGGTTACGCCTGCAACTAAAGACGCGCAAGACACGGTCTCCGTCTGCTTCGCGTACACGTTTACCATGTCGCGGAGGACGAGGTTCAACATGGCGGGCTCGCTGTGGTCGATGACCTGCTCGGAGAGGTCAATAAAGCCGCCGAGGAGGCTGTTCGATACTGGGATCTTCGAAATGTCGAGAGCCTGTGAAGAGAGGTTGTCGAACTCTGCCGCCTGTGTTCCGACGAGGACGTGCTGCGTGATCTTGCGACGGTTCCACGATTCCGCGTTAGGTGCTGCGAGAACTCCCACGGCAGAAACGAACGGACGGCGGTTGTTCATCGTGTCGAAAACTTCTCCGACCAACGGGTCCGGAAGGATTCCTGGCACGTCGCCCGTTCCGTTATTGGCGGCGAGGATCGAACGATCGTCGCGGATTGCTGCGAAAAGATATTCCGCGGGGCTTACCTTGCGGGCAGTTCCGAAGGTGAGGTTAGGGGTTGCGATTGTCGGAGCCGAAGCCTCGACCTCTGGGGTGATTGGGTTTTCCATTTCTGGCTCCTCTTGTGGGGTTGGGTTGGTGGTTTCTTCCTCGGGCTCTTCGGCTGTCACCGAAAGAACTCGCGCGGCTTTATAAGCCGGAAAAGGAACTAGCGAAAGTTCCTTCCAGACGGCGGACTTAACGCGCATAACGCCGGAGGCGTCGAACGTGTAGTCCACCACTTCGACTCCGACCGAGACGGCGTCGTAGTAATTTTGCGGACCTGCGAGGGAGAGAGCCTCCGACGCTAGGACCGTGTTAGCGAATACGGCTTGCGCGTAGACGGCGGACTTATCCGCGGTACGAGCAACGACCATTCCCAAGGGCTTCTCGGGGTCATGGTCCAACATGAACTTAGGGGACGGACCGTCAAGCGGAAGCGACCCCTCCTCGAAAACGACCGAGGTCCCGTCGCTCACTTGTGCCTCGACGCCATAGGGGACGGCGATCGCGGTTAGGGAACGGGAGTTCTCGCCGGCTTCGGCGTCGATTGAGAAGTCATTGGCAAGAATACGGATCATGAGGGGAGGCTTTCTTGTGGGGCGGGGGTTCGTTCTTGGCGCGTCTGGCGGTTTTCCATATTGGCGTCGAGAGGGTTATCCATCCACGCGGTACGGTCCAGACGAACGACTCGTCCGCGCGGCGTAATTGTGTTAGCGGAGAACCCTTGTTCCAAAGCTTCTATGAAGCCCAACGCGCCAAAAGTGACCGCGTCCGCCTTTGCTTGTGTGGCGTTTTGGTAGGTCATTCCGCCGGTGCTAATGCCACAGATCCACGCGGGGACGTTTGCATGACGAGCGAGTTCTAGGGCTGCGTACTGGCGCGCCTCGATAAGTTGCAAACGAGAGGGGTCCATCGTGGACTCGATCCAGTCGACCTCCTCGGGGGCGAACGCGGTCCGTCCCTCTTGACGGGCAAGGCTCCACTCGTCCGCCATTTCGACCATTTCGTCGTGGTCGAGGGGTTGTCCCTTGCGCTGTTTCAAGTGTCCGGCGGGCGTATCGTTCACCGCGTACCGTTCCGCTGCGGCGTCCAAGCGTTCCGCGATACGAACCGAGCGCGCCGCCGTAGCGAGGAAAGGCTCGTAAGGGGAGTAGAAAATATGCACCAAGCGCGGGTCGAGAACATTTCCTAGATAGGTGATCTGGTCAACCTTGCCGATAGGACGGTTACCACGGAACGAACTAGCGACGATAGACACGTCCTCGGCGGGCAACCATTGGAACCTCGCCGGCATACCGTTTGCGTAGGTCTCGGTTGTGTAAAGGTAGGCGCGTCCGTGGAACATGAGGTCATCGGTTAACCAAGCCATAGTGACGGAGCGAGGGACGTCCTTTTCGGGTTGAATCATCCAAGGCTCGGGGGGGAGTGGAATCTCCTCGAGGTCCTCGCCGTTCCACGCGGTCCCGTACTGGCGAATAGGCAGAGATCCGGTGAGGGAACAAAGAACGTCGCGAGAGCGCGAGACCGCGCCAAGCGACAACGCCCGCGAACGGGTGACCCCGACAGTCGACCCGAACGCGAGCGCGGTCTCTCCAGAGGCTACGGAACTCGTGCCAGTTCCCGCCGCGGCAGTTAAGAATCGTGAAACTATGGAAGCCATGTCTCCCTAGTATCACAGTCGCGGGGGGCTTCGTGTGAAGAAATAGGGAGATATCTTTTTTATCTTTTCGCGGACGCGATAGTCGGTTTCCGTGTTCGTACCGGAACAGACGCGAGAGCAACGCTCCAGATCATTACGCGACATAGTTCAATAGGTCCGACACTCTTTTGACTCGAGACGATATATCCGGTCGAGGTCTTGACACCGACGGCTCGCGCGACGTGTTGGTGCAGCATTTCCTCACGGGTAGCGCGGATTCTTTTCTCTGCGATCATCGTTCGGACGAGCGACGTATATTTCGAGATCTCGCCATGACCGACGACCGTCGAGCGTTCCTTGTAATGCTCTGGGACATGAAGTTCTAGGGACGGAGTAACGGCAAGTTTTACGGCGCGATCGGAAAGCACCCTCTCGACTTCGTCCCACATTTCGGGCTCGTTGTCAACAATGAACTCGACCGTCGTTCCGACTGCTCCGTCCTCAAATGGTGCGGACCGTACCCCGACGAAGCGTTGGGAGTCGATGGAGTTATCTATGGCGAGAATCCCTCCCGACGGGATAGGTCCGTCGAACTGGCATTTCTCCCAAGCCCCAACAGACGGGAGCCATGATTTAGCCGAGGCGAGGTAGACGTTCAGGTGTCCGCGCATAAACGACGACTTGTCGGGTCCCGCCGCCGCTAACTCGAGAGCCTCGAGAGTGATACTTCTCCCGAGACTGGGGTTCGCAAATCTCCAAAATCTCCGATCCATAGGATCAACCTCTGGGGGAATTGACCACTCTTGAAACAGAGCGCGAGTTGGTTTCCCTCCGTCGATAGCGGAGAGCCCCTGCTCTTTAATTTGCAAAAGCAGAGTCGAGGACTCGTCGCCGGCGGTCGAGTACATGGCGAGAAGGGGCGATCGTCTGGCGATTTGTGCGGGGCGATATCCGTCGAAGATCACGGTCGGGGCAACGTGCCAGACCTCATCCGCCACGATCAAATCGTATGACCCGCCGTGAGCAGACGAGGGAACTGCGGCGGCTACTTCCCACTTTGACCGGTCGGGAAGAGTTAGCGTCATGCGACCCGCGCTCCACATAGGCTTCCCGCCGAAATACTCTTCCAAGATCGGGAACAAAAGACGCGCCACGTCCTCGGCTCGGTGCAGTTTGTGCGCCGAATTAAGAACCGACTGGGGCTTTCCTCTCATGCCGGCGAAGTCGGTCAACCACCACCCTAGAAGGCTTGCGGCGAGTGTCGTTTTCCCTTGTTGTCTGGCGGTTCCGGCGAAACTTTCGCGGTGATACAAGTCGGGAACGGGATCGCCGGCGAGGATGGACTTCGGGTCCTTGGCGAGCAACGCTTGGAGGTGGAGTTGCTGCCACGGGAAAAGTTCGATACCGAGATACTTCCGCGCCCACTCCACGACTAGGGGTCCGTAACTGTCCTCCCCATATCCGCCAGTTGTTAATCGGGGGGAATCTCGACCGATCGCGGGATCTTCCCCTAAGTCATGACCGACTCTTTTCGGTTCCGTCTGTTCTTCCAGAGATATCTCCTTCCTAGTGGCTCGGGGTGGGAGGGGGGTGTCATCCAAAAACGAACGCGCGTTCGCTCTCTGTTTTTCGGCTGCTTCGACGGCTTCGTCTCTGCCGGCGAGGCGGGAGGCGTTCTTTCGGGTGAGGTAATCCTGTCCTTTCCTGCTGTTGCAGGTGCGACAACACGGGACCATATTCTCGAGTTCGGACGTCCCGCCGCGATCGACCTCGAGGACGTGGTCGACGGTGTCGGCTTTTCGCCGGCGACAGTAGACACAGTAGGGAGAGCCTTCGAGGATTATCTTTCGGTTCTTTCGGTACTCGGCGGAGTCGTATTCTCTAGGCATTGTGCGATCCTTTCGCTAGCGCGCCCCGTTGGGGCTTGCTCTCTTGTTCGTGTTCGAGTCGTAGCGGTGATAGCCCCCCACACTTCGCCCCGTCGGGACTGGCTGCCGGAATGTATAACACCAAGGGACGGACACCATTACGCCTTTTATGTCGTTAGGGAACGCTGCAAAGTCCGTTCGGAGACGGACCTCTCGACCCTCGTTTCCGAGTATTAGTCCGGCAGAGTGCAACCCCCTACGCGATCCTTGCCTGCCGTGTCGACTCCCGTCGAGGCGGTCTTGCTCTGTTGTCGCCGGCGACATTAGTTCCGCATACTCCAGAGGAGGCAGACGAGGAGGACGCCGAGGGAGTAGGACAGTAGCACGAAGCCGAGTTCGCCGCGCGTCATCGGACTAGATCCATGTCGAAGAGAGTCCATGCTTTAACGTCTGGCGTCTTGCGGGCTTGCTCTATGTCGTCGAGGGACTTCATGCAGCACGTCCCCGCGTAGACCCCGAAGCGTCGTTCGTGGTCGTGCGCTTCATAGGTCGCTAGTTCTTCGGGTGTCACTTGTGACGCTCTCTTTCTTTTGAGAGCCGGCGAAGTGTGTCGGAGGATACGAGTTCGCCTCGGCGGATCATGCCTCTAACGCCGATGAGGGCGAAGAAGAAGCCGATAGCCCCGCCAGTAGGCAGAGCGAGAAGGACGGGGACAAGGGTTCGGATCATGACGGTCTCCTCGAGAGTCTTTCGATAATCGCGTCGAGGTCTCGCGGTCTCCATAGATACCACTCCCCCCAGGGGGCGAGGTGTTCGCTCCACTCGATTTGTTCGATAGCGATACGACCCGACTCGGCTTTTAACTCCGCGAAGATTAAGCCCCCGACACGTTGGGCGGAAGGCTTACGGGCGAGGACAAGATCGGGGAAGCCTTTATCGCCGGCGAGGGCGGTTCGATAGTTCCCTTTAAAGTCGCGGACCGAGAGAGGGTGGAACGCTTTCCACCCGTTGACCTTGGCGAGTGAAAGGACGGTCTCTTGGAAAAGCTTTTCGGAGACTGGCGCGGCTCTCATGAGTGCTTCGTCCCGAACCATATTCCGAGAACAAACACAAAGAGGGTGAACCCTACGAACTGTACGAACTCGATCACTAGAACGGCTCCTCGGGTGTGAAGTCTGCGTCCGATGGTGGAGGCGGTGCGTCGTTGTTCTTGAGTGCGTCAATGAGTGCAGAGACTTCCCACTTGTCAAGGGAAGCGAGGTTAGGAGGTGGAAGTTTTCCCGCCTCTTTAAGCATTTTACGAAGGAAGCCGAGTTGCTTCTCTGTCGGTGCGTTTGACGGTGTCGTAACTGTCGTGTTCCCACGTTGCTCGGTGACGGTGGACGACGATTGAGCCGGCGACGGTGTCGAGTTGTCCTCTTTCATCCAGAGCCCGAGAGCGATTCCGAAACGCATAGCGGCATTACGGAGGAAGTCGGAGACTAGTTCTTTGTCGAGGTCGGGCTTGTGTGCCTCTACTGATCCGACGGCGGGTCTACGGACGCCTAGAAGCGTTAGGTAGCCCCATAGGGAAGCGGTAGGGACTTCGATAGGTGCGGCGTCTCGGCGGTGGATTTCTCCGCGGTGAATATGGATCGCGGGGCGACCGTTTTCCCACGCTGCGGGCTCCCATGTCCACTCGGGGTCCACTTCGGAGAGTATGCGCGTGATCTCGGCGTGACCGACATACGAGAGGTAGACGGTTCCCCCTTGTGATTTCTTGGGGAGTTGGGATACGACTGAGGCGTCTGGGTGTCCGTACTTCGGGAAGATTTCGTCGAGGTTCACTTGGAAACGTCCTTCAGTTCTTGGCGGTATGACGCGAGGGTCACTTGGTAAAGAGTGACGGCTTCGTCGATTGCTGCCTCGTCCTTAGTAACAATGGCGCGGCACAGAACTCCAGAGACGGCTCTCCACTCACTCCCCCACCGTTCCCAAAAGCCCCGAAGGCTCACAAGTTCGTCGTGTTGGGCTTGTAATTGTGCTAGGGGACTGCGGACCTCATTCATCGTGCCCGCCTTGTGGGGTGAGGATCTGGGAAATTAGGTCAAGGCTCGCGAGGTGGTGGCGTAAGAGGGCGGTCTCACCGGCGGACGGGTGAAAGAGTTGTTCCACGTTCGGGAGGCTTATTTCCTCGAGGCGTATCGAGGCGAGAGCGAGGACGCGGTGCGCTTCGTTATTGCCTGAGAGGTGCGCGTCTGTCGCTAGGTTCCGAAGTGCTTTCGAGAGTTCTTTGTCGGTCATTTTGTCGGGTTCTTTCTGTTGTCGGGTTATTTCTTGGAGGTTCCGCGCCAATGCCCGAGACCGCCGTTGTCGTAGAGGTATCGAGCGACTCGGATATTACACGAGGCGGAGAGGAGGGCGCGGCGATGGTTTCGGTCCTTCGGTTTGCAGACCGCCAGAGTGACAGATTTCCACGACCCCTGCACTTGGAGGATTCCGTAATCGGGGTAGCCCGTGAAGCGGACCGCGGACACCGATTTCTCGTTGCAACGGCTCTCCCGATAGGCGATTCTGCTCATTATCGGAACGACCTTTGCGGGGAAATGCTTACGCAAAAGAGGCTCCCACTTGGGACAACTTCCAACGGGTGAAGCACCGACCCGAGTCGCGAGAGCGAGCGTTACGAGGGCGACTAGCACGACCGCCACCGTCCAACGTCTCAAGCCTTCTCGACTCGGATCGGCGGACCCCACGACTCCCACGAGTCGCCACGGTAGGCGACTTGTACGAGTTCGATCAGTCCTTGGGGATCGGTAAAGATTTGGACAAGTATTTGTTGTCCGTCCTCGGTTATACCGACATAGGGGAGGTAAAGGTGGACGGGGAGACTCATCCGCGAACCTTGTCCAATTCTGCTAGGGCTTCCAGAATGTCACCGAGACCGAGACCACGGACAGAGAAAGCGCGGACGGCGTCCACGAGGTTCTCGAGGGCTTCGGCGTCGCGACTGGCGCGAGTCTTGGCGGGTTCGTCGTTGACCTCTTCGTCAAGGAAATGGTTTCGGAAGTCCCCGTGAAGGTAGGGGTGCGATCCTTCGCGGCGGTCCTTAAGTTGGAACAGTAGTCCCGCCTTGTGAAGAGTCGAAAGAACGGCGGATACTTGCCCATGGTGGAGACCCGTCTCGTCTGCGAGTTCTCTCCACGTCATGCCGGCTAGCCCTGCCTCGTTAACGAGGGTGAGAGCGATCGTCCGCCTTTTGTGGGTAATCCCCAAGCGGTCCTCGCGTCTGGCGCGGTCTCTGCTCGTGTCCGATTCTGCGATGAATGGGGCGGGCTCGAATAGTCCGATATTTGTCATGGTTCACTCCTATGTCGGGTAGGTACGGGAGGGGGAGAACAAAGGACACTCCCCGCCCCCGTGGTTTTACCTTAGCGGGTTATCCCTCGGCGGTGGTGGAATCTTTTTCGGCGTCGAGCATTGCATGGAAGGCGGCTCTCATGGCGGGCTCGTCCTTGCCTGCTGCCACGGAGACCTCGACATGGAACCATCGTCCGTTCGGTGCGCCGTCGAACGCTTTTTTGGCGTACTTTTCCCAAGCGTTCCGATCGCATTTCCACCCGCGACCGTGTGGGGCGGGGAAGTAGTCGAAAACGGCTTCGACACCTAACTCGTCCGCGTATTTGACAAGGAGGTCCATCCAGTAAACCGCCTTTTCACGGTTAGAGAACCCGAGGTCCGCCGCGGTTCCGCGGGCATGGACGGAGACGAAGGACTTGCCTCTCATGTTTCGGATTTGGTAGGTCCCGAGGTTCTTGAGTGTCCCGTCGGAATACTTGACGAGGGCGCGGACGAGGTATTCGAGTCCGGCTTGCTTACCTTTTGCGGGGGTGACTTTTATTCCTGTATAGGGACGCTTGCTCGAGGTCATTCTGTGGGGTCCTTTTGTGATCTGCCGAAGCCGGCGTCGTTGGGGTTTGCTCCTCTGGCGAGCAGAGGGAGAAGGGAGGCGGCGGAGCCGATAGCCATAGAGCGCGGGTCGAAGTTGCCAGAGGCGACAAGGGTTAGCACTGCTACGGCGACGGCGCGGAGGTATTCCGCGACCATTGGGGCGAGGTTGTTTTTCATTGTGGGGGTGTCACTTTCTTAGGGTTAGTGGCACGATTTGGAGACTTGGCGAGGTGGTGGTTCTTGAGGTGGAGACGGTGGTTCCGTGTGTTCTTGTCGGTCTTGTCCTCGATACGATCCACGACGTCTAGAAGGCGGTCGAGTTTCCGAGCGTTGTCGCCGTGGTCGCGGTTATTCTGCCGGCGAGTTAACTCGAGGAGAGCGATCGCCACGGAGAAACCGCCCGCAATGATTGACGCTAGGACGGTTTCACTCATTAACTGGTCCGATTTGCTTATTTTCGATTTCGTTTTGTTCTTGGATTTCTTCGGGGGTCATTTCGACCTCGGAAATGGTGAGAACTCCGTCGGTCCAGTCGTGGACGGTTTTTGTGTTATTTGGTGTAGCCATAGAGCGTGTACTCCCCCGTGTAAACTCCCGCCGCGGTTGACGGAAAAATCCTAAATCCTGTATAAACGGTAGAGGTCCCCACTTCGCCCCCGCCATGAATCATTACGTTGTAATTCGCGCCGGTGTAATCGGTGTAACCCTGTCCTAGGAAACGGGTTTGCCTTGGCGCATTTGGGGAAAAAATGTCGAT